CCTGCAAGGTTTGCAGCAATCTTGTCGGACTGGCGCACATGCTGCCCCATCTGTTGACGGGCAATGCGATCTGCAGTCTTGGTGATCTCTTGCGGAGGCAGGTTAGGGGCCCGCGGCAGGTTCAGAGGCAGGGTTTGGTAGTTGCCAATCGTCTTAGCGCCCTTCAGGAGCGTGGCAAGCCCACCGCCTGCCATGTGAGCTTCTTGCCTAGCATCTGCCATACGCAAGGCTTGCATGAATGCCTTCTGATCATCCATGCCTGTAGCTTTTAGCTTGGCAGCAATAGCGTCTGTGTCTGTGACTAGACCGCCACGGGCGTAGCCTTGTGGATTGTTTTGCTTTGCAATCCAGTCTGTAAAGTCTTGCTGTGTGACGTACCGACTACCCAACTCGCCGATTGCCTTCTGTTTGAATTCCGGAGAATTGAATGACGCACGGTCCAGATCAATTAGTTCCGCATTATTCAAATCTGTAACTTTGCTCCAGTTACCACTGCGAACAAAGTCTTGCACAAAGGGCAGCAGGTATGCATCCGGCTCATCTTCGTAGCCTGTGCCTTTCAATCGCAGCCGCTGCAGCTTATCTTTCTTGCCAGAGCCCTTTATCTGCGTGATAGCTGGAGGCGCGGCAGCTAAATCAGCTTGATATTTGGGATGCGCCCTCACTGCGTCATTCATCTGCGCGGCAGATGGGGAATCGCCTACTTGAGATTGAATCTCACGAACGATGTCATCAGGCTGCTCATACAACCAGTTTCGAGGCGGGATTGATGCTGGCTTGACCTCGATTGTTACCCGAGGCTCACCCTTCTTGTCTCGCAAGGAATAAATACGAGAGACTCCATACTCCACATCTGGACAGTAGCCACCCACACAATGGCCCATCAAATCGCCTTCGTACTTCAAGGCTTCAGCCAATGAAGCCTGACGCTTCTCTCGATTCAACAAGCGCAAAGCCTCATCTTTTGTCGCGCCAATACTGAGCGACTCACCAGATGGACCAAACAATCTTTGGTTTCCTGCAAACTCTTCCCAGACAGCGCCTTGAGGTAACTCCGCTTCCGGCATCTTCATCTCTACCCACTGCATCCCCTCCTCTGGATATTCCTTAACAGTGAAGGTAGCAGGGTTACGAGCCTTTGCCAGATCAGCCTTTGTTCTCTGCTCTGCACGCCATTCGTTGATCTTGGCAACACGCTCTATGGCCTGGGGAACTGTGACTGTCTTCAGCTTTTCAGGCTTCCACCTTAGATTAGCTGGTAGATCAGAGTCAGAACGGATTGCGTTGCGTAGCTCATCAAGCAGATGCTCGAAGCCAAGCTCTTCAGGCAGGTCATACGGAGATGCCTTGTACACCATCGTGTCTGGATCTACCTTCTCCATCCACGGGTTTTCTTTGGCGTACTGTGGATTCAGTCGAGCCCATTCCTTTGATGGCAGGTTCTCAATTACTTGATCTGCCCGCCTTTCCCATTCCATTGCCCGCTCATAACGATCTACATCTGCGGGGCTCAAAGTATCGAAAATCCTGTTGAACTCTTGCCCGACCACCCCCTCCGCGGGAAATCCCATCGTCTCTCTTCGCGGCCCAAGGGTTTGTGTTTCCCATGAACTCTCTATCGGCACATGCGCTATGTCCCGCTCAAGTATCTGTTTGCGCACCGGGTCTTCCGGCGTCCCCATCTCATTACGGATGTACCTGTTGAGCTTAGTGTCGATCCAGTTGTTCAAGACCGCATCGTTACGGGTTACATCTAGTTGATACCGCACCCGATCAAGCTGGTCAGCATTCAGCGATGGATCACGCAGCAACTCCTCATGCAAGGGAATTCGCTCTGCCGGTGTTTGACCCGCGACCATCCCACCCTTCAGGGGCTCAGTCGATCTCTCAACCGTACCCGCCAACCAGTTGCCACCCTTTGGCTTGATCACAGACGGAGCCAGTCCACTCTTCAGTAGGTAGCCCTCTGCCATCTCAGCGGCCTTCGGCCCCAGAGCCCTTCCTGCGGCTTTGGCGCCCCTAGCTAAAGGCTTGGCTGCAGGAAGCGCCTGTAGCGCCCCCATGCCCAGCCCAAGGCCCGTCGTCAGTCCGCTATCAGTCTCTTGCCCTTCGCGGACCATTGCGCCCGCTTCCTCGCCAACATAAGGAGAGAACGGGACAAACTCTTGCATGCCAATGCCAAACGGCAATACGCTCTCTTGCCCACCCAGCAAGCTCTGCGATACCGTCCTTGCACGGGGACCACCCATCTTGGGGGTGAGATACCCCTCAAGGCTTCGAGCGTGCCTCTGAGCCATTGAAGGAGCAGGCAGCGCCGTCATCGAGGCTTCAGGCTCAGAACGCCTGCGAAGCACCGTATCAGTCAGGCGCTCCTTCCCACCAATCGGAACATCCAGCACAGACGACCCAGGCGGAAACTCTGGCTCCTTCGGCCGCTTACCAGATGAAGGCATGACACCGAATGCGGCACCACCCTTACCAGTAACACCTCGTCTGCGGGCAGCCTCAATAAGCGCCTGCCTGTCCTGCTCGGGTAATTCCATGCCTGCTCCTAACGTGCGGCTGAATCTTAACCCCTGCCTATCTCTTTAAGCAAACGAGGTCCAGCCGTGTAATGGAAGCGCCATGCCTTGGTTGCAGGATCTCTCTTGCGGGTTCTGACAACCCATCCCTTCTCCTGCGCATACTGCAACGTCCTTCTAACGCTGCTAGGGTCCATCCCCCACTTCAACCCTATGTCATGGTTGGTTAGCTCTTCTTCAGGGTTGACCGCAAAGAACACACACAGCGGAGTAACTATGCTCAAGGTAAGGTCCGGCAACTTGATGGGGCGGCAAGTCTATCAACAGGGTTGGTGATGCACCCACACTTCATTACCCGTCTCGGGGTCTTTGAAGTCCAGCCTGGGGAAGCACCAGCACAACGGAGTCATCACATGCCCCTCGCCCAGGTAGTGCGTCCTGACTACAGGCTCACTCGGAATATGGGTTTGTTCTTCTTTGTCTGCCAGAGTCTGCATAGTCTTCCTCATCCCAGTCATCCTGCGGAGGCGGATCAACCTCGAGCCAGCCTGCATCCCTCAAGAACCGCAAGGCCTGCGTAGCACTGTCCACGAAGTCATCATGCGTTGTCTCAGGGAATGAGCAGATCTGGGACACGAACCCCTCAGCCCAGTCCCTGACATAGCCCTTCCTCTGAGACGACTCAGGGATCCACACCCTGCCGCGGCTGATGATGTTGCTGACGATGTTCAGGCGCTGCAGCTTGTCAGCCTTGCCGGGGTTATATGCCCGGACAGGCAGATGCGCTCTCTGCAGGTCTTGGATCAGAGAAATGCCTGCGGACTTGTCCTCGATGAGTATGAGATCCACTCGCTTCTTCTCTTTGCCCTCACCGAAGATCGTCTCATACTCGTCGATGACCTTCGGCCGCAGGTCGGGATACTGCATCCTCTCCTGCCAGCAATCAATAAGCATCGCAGACATAGGCCCGTCAAGTGGCTTAAAGACTCCCCAGGTCGTACAGGCAGTTGGGTCATTCTGTGTCTTCTCGCTGGTAGCGCAGTCGTAGGACTGGACGATGTATTCAAACTTCGGGAATGGCTTGCCATCAGGCCACAGCTTGAACATGGCGCGCTGCACAATACCGCCCTCTTCAGGGTCAATGATCTCAGCATGGATCTCCTGCCTGCCTAACTTCGTCCCCTCGTACTGCAGGATCTGCTTCTGGAAGGACGGCGCTAGGTTCGCCAGATTGGCGTAGGTACTGGCAGTCGTCAGGGCCACATCGTCACCCTCGCGGCCCACCAGTTCAACGATCAGGTCTTTCGGCCGCGGGGTAGTGGTGGCAACGATGCGCGTCCTCGAGCCCAGGCGCACAGAGAACTGGATCTGATCCCAAGCCTCCTGCAGGTACTCCCAGGCTGCAAGCTCATCCAGCCATGCCCCGTGGAACTGCGGCCCCCGGAAGCGCTCAGGCTCAGACGCCGGGATGCCCTTGATCAGGCTGCCGTTGGTGAGCTTCAGTTCGTGATGTTGTTTGTTGTAGTCAGCGATCAGTGGCGCGGGGATGACGTTCAATAATCCCGAGTCACCCTCGAAGCAGGTGGCCTTGACGTCAGCACTGGTCGGAGCACCTACAAGCCAGCGGGTATTGGGTTCTGTCCAGGCCCACCAACCTACCTGCTCTGCTGCTGTGCGCGTCTTGCCTGCACCGCGTCCCGCCAGAAGCAGCCAGATCGTCCACCAGTCGCCCGGAGGCGGCATTTGATGTCGGTGTGCCTTCTCGATCCAGTTAGCCCGCCACAGGTACGCTAAGCGCCTCTCAGGGGGTAATGTCTTGAGAGCCTGCAGGACATCAGGCTGCTGGAAGGCTTCAGCTAGGCTCATGCGAACAGGTCGTTCTGCTTGCCCTGCTGCTCAATGTGGGACTCGATGACGTCGCGGATCTTCTGCTCCCACTTCGCAGGGTACAGGGCGAAGCAGTGAGAGCCTGAGCCATTGGTCTTGGGGCGATTGTCCTTCGGAGGGTTCTCACCGAACTCCTGCTGGTAGGTGTGGGCCATCTCGGACCCAACAGACCACGATGTCTTGTTATCTAGTGTCACGCCCATCAGGCGAGCTGCTTGAGGAACCGTGATCCTGTTGTCCATCACTCACCCCTTGCTTCCAGCATGGCGTCAGCAAGCTGGTAGGCTTTTGCTGCAACCGACGACAGGCCAAAAATGATCCCCCAGTCCTCCCCCATCGGATCGTTCTCCCCAACTTCCGTAAGCATGCGGTACTCTGCAAGCGCCATCGGCATCGCCTTAGCTGCGAAGTAGTCTCGCAAGGTCATGCCGTGCTCTCCCTCAGCCAGATCGTAGTGCTGAGCCGGAAACGCATATGTGTCTTTCATCATTCCCCCGCAGTCTTGCGCAGTTCAGCGTTTGTCACCAGAGCCTCCAAGAGCTTATCCGCCTTAATCTCTGCTTCAACCTTGATCGGGGACTCAGCGTCACCCGCAACGGAGATCCTGTCGCCGTACTTCTTCGGCTTCAGCTTCGATGCCACCCACTTGCGGGCATCAATGCGGTTCTTCTGCCACTGCACATATGCGCTGTGCAGCTTCATGTCCACTACATTGCCGTGCCTGTCCACAACCTCCTCAACCTCAGGCGTCTCGTCAGCTATCGCCACGATGGCATCAGCATGGACGTCAGCCTGCTCTTCCCGTGCGCGTGTGTACTGTTCGGAGAAGTCAGGCTTTTGCGACAACCACAAGAAGACGCTTGCGATTGAAGGCATTGCGTCATCCCTACAGATGGAGCGCAGGCTCTCTCCTTCTGCGATACGAGCACAGATGGTAGCTGCCAGCTTATCTGAGTAGATTGATGGGCGTCCTGTGCGTGCCATAGCTATTGCAACCTTGAGTTAACCTCTGCTTCGATCTTATCCCACTGCTCTTCAGTGATGTCGCTCTCTGCGATCTTGCCTTTGACCATGACGACGAACGCGCCGTCTTCGTCGTACTCTACTGTGCGCTTTGTGCCGTTAATTGTTGTGGTGAACTTGAGTTCCGGCTCTTCGGGCTCTTCGGGCCTGTCGGCGTCGAAGGAGGAGATGTATCCGTACAGCATGGTCTTGCTCCTTAGATGACGCTGGAGGCAGCGAGAGAAGCCTCGCCAACAGTCATGGGGGTGCATAGACGTTTGCGCAGTGGTTGCGTCTTGTACGCCTCAATTGCAGCCAGCAGATCGTCACGCAACCTGCCATCAGGCACTCGGCGCTCTCCAGACCTACCAAGTTTGGAGAAGTACCGCTGGCTGACGTAGGGCGGCAGCTTTTCGTTGTACTGAATCCAGTAGGTGGTTTTGCCGCGCAGCACCATGTAGACAAAGGTTGAAAAGTAGTGCGAAGCTGACACAACGGTGATTGCAGTCATGATCTGCTCCTCTCAAGCCAGTTCAGCCAGCAGTTCGCGGATCAGGGCAGCGCGGTTGAAGTCGCCGAGCACTTGGCTCTGCTCGTCAGCGCGGCGCTGTGCCACCAGATAGTCTTCGGCTTGGTCCTTGCGGTCGAAGGCGGCGAGGATCAGGCCGGTCTTCTTGCTGCTCACGGCCCACTCGTTGCCTTCCTTGCTGATGCGGTAGTTGTTCATTTCTCTGTTCCTTCTCTGTTGAACTGCTTGATTGCAGTGTCTGCAGTGTAATCGATTCTTAAGGTTGGTAGTCAATACCTCACTGTTACATGGGGTCTTGTTCGCTGCTTCTTAGAACGAGAAATCGTGGTACGCCCTGCGATGGCCGATGAGGATACCGCAGCCCTCAGACTTGACCCAGCGGCCTGTTGTCTCGTTCTTGCGGACCTGCACCCAGCCGTTGTCTTGGCGCTTGAAGACCTTGCGGTAGCCCTTGACATCTACCTTGTACTCGTACTCTTGGTCTTCGCTCATTCCGTTCTTGTCGATGCGCTTGCAGTGGTCTTCGCGCACTTCGATGAAGGTGGACTTGCCCACCGTGAAGATGCGGAAGATGGTGCCTGCGCTGCGATCAGTCCAGTGCAGAAGAGTCACACCCATTCCAACTACCGGCTCCGGGCTGGCCGAGCGGCTGTAGATGTGGTTGACGAGGCTGTTGGTTTGGGTTCCGATTTGCATGATTCGCTCCTTGTTTCGCTGTTAACTGCTTCACTGCAGTGATGCTAGTGTAAGCGATGGTTCAAGAGCACGTATATAGCTTGTCCTACTGTTTTGTAGGGTCAATCACCAGAGTCGCCTCGCCTGCAACAGCCCACCTACTGGTGGTGGGCTTGAAGACGCACTCCGCCCAGTGATTTTTGTAGGGCTTGAAGTAGCGCTTCCTTCCCTCTGGGCAGGGTTGTTTGTTGATGTCTTCCGTCACCACCAGAATGGACTTGCGATCCTCGATGATCGTGCAGGGGGTCTTGTCTCCCCAGGTCAGGATGACGCCTTTCATTTAAGCCTCTCTGCGTAGTGCCAGATGCTGGGGACTTGGAGGATTTCCTCGTTTGCCCGCCATTTGAGATGCCTCATGGGTTGTTTTGGTTCACTGGCCGCGATGTACTTACCGCGAAGTTCTGGGTCGTTCTCCAGAACGCCTTGCTTCGCCAGTGCATAGACGTACCGTTTACTGACTCCCAAAAGCTCAGCTAACTCCGCGGCACTGCGAGCCTTCTCCTTACAGGCCGCGACGACCTGCTGCTGCGTTTCAGTCATATTTGCCGCTACCCCAAGTGCCTGGGCGGAAGTCATGAGAGAAGACGTGCGACTCGAAGCCCTTGACCGAACCCGTAGGGATCCAGCACGGGGCGTCGATGATGTCTTCTGCTGCGAAGTCAGCGCCGAAGCCCGGCTTGCGGTCAAGTCCTGCAACCCATTCGTTGCCGGTGCGGTGATGTGTCGTGTTCATCAGAATAGTCCTTCGGGTAGTTCGCTGTGGGGGATGGGGTCTGGCCTTGTTGGTGGAACGTCATGCGTCTTTGAGGGCCTGACTGTTCCGAAAGGCCAGACAGGAGGAGCGTGTGGTGCTCTGGTCCCGTCTGGTTTTGTGTACATCAGCTATTAGCTTCCTCAGCCAATGAGAGAGCTAGTTCCTCGTTGGCCCAGGCATTGCCAGTCCACTCGGCGTGGTCCCAGCTTTTGAACTGCCAAGACGGGAGGATGGTTCTAGAGGTAACCCGGTCAATGACCCAGCGACCCTCTTTGGTCCGGCTGACAGTGACTGCCTTAGCCCAGGGGCTGCGCTTGACTTCGGTGGTGTAAACCTTCATTTCGCTCTCCTTCTCTGTTGATTTAATTTAGATCGACGTGGTCTTGATGCTGTAGACCGCAGAGGTCTTGGTGTGCTTGGCGATCAGGTCGGCAGGGATAGCCATCTCCGCAGCGATAGCCTTCCAATCCACGGTGGAACGATTGGACTCGCTGTAGGTGGCCTTGTAGCTGGCGCCCTCGAAGGACTTCTGGCCGGACATCGAGGCCACATCCTTGAGTTCGTCTTTGATGGCATCAGCCTGCTTGGTCAACTCGGCAATCTTGGCGTTGAGAGCGCCGAGTGTGTCGATCTTGACGCACTGCTCGATCTCGTTGAAGAACTTGGCTTGTGCGGGGGTCAGGGCTGCATTCATTTCGCTATCCTTCACTGATCTACTGCAACATCGCAGTGATGCTAGTGTAAGCGACAGTTTAAGATTGCATCAATAGGTTCCCGACTACTTTGTGGGGTTAATCAACTCCAGCGTGTCTTTCAGGAGGTCTTCCTCAGTGAAGTTCCAGTGCTTTGGGAAGCCCTTGGTCCCCAGACCATGCACTCCCGTGTGGCCGCGGTGGTGCTCCGGACACAGAGGGATCACGCTGAAGTGCCCTGATCTCTTGCCCATGCCTGCACCATGCCTAGGGTGGTGTAGCTCTGCAGGCGTACCTGGGTGGCCCATCCTCCTGCATACAGCGCAGCCCAGTTCAGCTACGCGGCTCATGTGCTTCTTCTCTGCGAGTGTCGTCATAGGACTGCCTTGATCTCCTGCCTGCTGCTGGCCTCTCTCGAGCGCCAGACATCGATGCGTGCCTGCGCTGCTACCAACCCCCACCTGATCTCTTCCTCGGCCTCTACAGCGGCTTTAAGGCCCTGCAGCAGGTCAACGTACTCAGGGTCAGCGTATGCCTC